GATGTGTTTCGCGCGCGCATGCGCCGGCTCGTCTGGCTGCGATCAGAGCCCACGCGAATCGCCGAGCTAACGGCGTACTACCGCACGCACATCGCTGACTTCATCAGCGACTGGGCGATCACGTACGATCCGCGAAACGTGCGCAAGGGACTGCCGGTCGTGTTGCCGTTCGTGCTCGATCGCAGGCAGCGCGAATGGGTGGAATTCGCCTATCGAAATTGGCGCGATGCGGCGTATGGCGGCACTGAAAAAAGCCGCGATGTAGGACTCTCGTGGCTCATGATCGCGTTCTCAATCGCACTATGCGTTCTATTCGAGAACATGGCGTGCGGGTGGGGATCGTTCAGCGGGATCAAGGTCGATCGGCGCGGCGACATGGGTTCGTTGTTTGAGAAGGGACGCACGCTCGCGGGCGCCCTGCCGCGCGAATTCTCGGGCGGCTATGACGAGAAAACCTGCGCGCCGGAGATGCGGCTCTTGTTCCCGTGGAGCGGGAGTTCCGTGACCGGCGAGATCGGCGACAACATCGGGCGCGGGGGTCGCACGGGCATCTATTTCGTGGACGAGACGGCGCACCTCGAGCACGACCAGCTCATCGATGCGGCGCTGTCCAAAACGACTGACTGTCGCCAGGACATCTCGAGCGTGTTCGGCATGCGCAACAGCTTTGCCGAGCGCATGCACGATGGCAAATCGCGCAAGTTCACGTTCCATTGGCGCGAGAATCCGCGGTTCACCGAGGCCGATTACGTCGCGTTCCTTGAGCAGTGGGGGCCGGTCATCACGGCGCAAGAACTCGACATCAACTACCAGGCCTCTGTCGAAGGCGTCGTCATCCCGAGCGAGTGGGTGAATGCCGCGATCGATGCGCACGTCAAGCTCGGCATCAATCCAACTGGAGAACGACTGCTCGCGCTCGATGTGGCGGACCAGGGGATCGACAAAAATGCTGCGGCGGTTCGCCATGGCATCCTGATCGAGCACCTCGAGCAGTGGAGCGGCCAGGGCTCGGACACGTTTGCAACCGCCGAGCGCGCATTTCTGCTCTGCGATGTGCATCGCTGTCCGACACTCGTATTCGATGCCGACGGTCTGGGCGCTGGAGTGCGTGGCGACGGGCGCAAGCTCAATGAAAGCCGCTCAACCAAGGTGGCAGTCAAGCCATTCCGAGGCTCTGCAGGGGTAGTCGATCCATCACGCGAGATGGTGGAGGGCCGCAAGAACGAGGACTTTTTCGCCAATCGCAAGGCCCAGGCGTGGTGGGCGCTGCGACGCCGATTCGAGTTGACGCATCGCGCCATACAAGGACTCAGGGGATATGACCCGGACTCGCTGATTTCGATTGCCTCGGGCATGCGCGAGCGTGCCACGCTGTGCGTTGAACTCTCACAGCCCACTTACTCGCAGAATAACGCAGGGAAGCTGCTGATCGACAAGCAACCCGACGATCGGCCATCTCCCAATCTTGCCGACGCGGTCATGATGGCCATGAGCCCACCGAGCGAAGCTCGCAGTTGGTTTGGTTGACGGGGAGCGCGCCGAATGCGACCGGAAGAGCTCGTTGCCATCGCATCCTCTCGTGGCACGGATCTGTCCTTCGCCTACGGCAATTCAAACAAGACAGACGGCATCGCACGCCTACGCAAGCGCACGAAAGCGGAATTGGATCTGAGAACTCCGGTGCGCGAATCTGCGCGCGGCACGGAAACGCGCTCATATCGGCGCCCAGCATTTTCGGTCGCGGAACTCGGACTCGCTGCGGGGGGCTGCACCGATAGGGATCGAGCAGTCAGTCACGAGTACGACGCTAGGATTCCGTGGCAGCGTCCGCCCAATGGCGTTCCGCGCTTGCCCTGGCTGGCCGTGCGCCATTCTTGGGGCCGAGATATCTCCAACTACGCCGAGTTGCATCGTGGCCTGGCGACCTTCGGGATCAAGATCGCGACTCGCGAGCACTGGCCCTTGACCGTAGTGGGCGACCGGGGCGAACGGTTTTTCTATCTCGAAAAGCTCGCCGGGCTCGTTCTGGATGCCGATCGAGAAACCCTATTTTTCACAAGCGAACCACGGCTTTACGCATGGGTCATGGGCATGTCGGAGGAACTCTACCCCATGGTCATGGCGCGCAAATACGCGATGTTGCGCGAGGTTTACGATCGCTGGATCGGCACTGCCGCCGCCATGATCAGGCAGTGGATGATGGACGAAGACTCCAGCGATCGGCGGAATGCCGCAGCGGGCGGGTGATTCGCCGAAGTTGCAGAATTATTTTTTTCGGATTAGATTCCGTCTCGCACGGTGGGTCGAGTACTACTCCTCGCCAGTCCGACAACGCCAAACGTACCTGAGCGCATGCGCCAGGGATTCCCCATCCACGGGGAACGTGTCACTTCTAGGTTTCTATCTGGTCCCGGTCGGCCATATCCAAGGGCGGAATAAGTCAATGCTGCAGGTGGCGCGTCGCATCGGCGAGCGGGTGATGATCGGCACCGACATCGTGCTCACCGTGATCGACATTCGCGGCCGGCAAGTGCGCCTCGGCATCTCCGCACCGCGCGAGGTGGTCATTGACCGCGAGGAGGTGCGTGTGCGCCGCCTGCAGGCAAAGCAGGAGGTGCCGGCGTGAAGGCCACCTGCCCGAAAGGCGACAGCCAGCCCGCGGCTCCGCGCGCATACTGCTCGACGGCACGTTTGAGACCGTGGCCTTTGCGCGCCGTCGCGACAGGCGCCGCCGGCAACGAGAGCTGGCAAAAGCGGCGCGGAAGAAGAACCGTTGATGTTTGACCACATTCGCCGCTGGTGGCGTGGCCCGGTGGCACCTGGCCCATCCGAGAGTCCGAGCCGCGCGGACAAGTATGCAAACGCCCCTGGCCTGGGCGGTTTGCTTGAGCAGCAGCGCGCTGACTCCCAGCGGCAGTACGACGCGTTTGTAACTGCTGCCCGCGCGGCGCTTGAGCGCATCAAGGTTGTCACCGACAAGGACGCAGCGCCCCGCGCCGCGATGGATGCGCTCGACAGCAGCGACAGCGGGTTGCCGGCATTCAAAGCGGTGGCGATCGAGGCCGGTGCACAGCTGGCGCTCATGCCGTGGTTCATGCGGCAGGGGTTTATCGGGTACCAGAATGCTGCATTTCTTGCGCAACATTGGTTGGTGTACAAGGCGTGTGCTACGCCTGTGGACGATGCCATCCGAAACGGGTACGAGATCACCACCGACTCGGGCGAGGATATCGACGAGGACGCGCTGAAGCTCATAAAGCGCGCCGACCGCCGGCACGGCATCAAGGGGCAGCTCCGAGACTTCGGCATCAAGGGGCGCATCTTTGGAATGCGCATCGCGCTGTTTGAAGTCGAGAGCGAGGATGCGCAGTACTACGAGAAGCCGTTCAACCTCGACGCGGTAAAGCCGGGGAGCTACAAGGGCATCAGCCAGGTGGACCCGTACTGGACAGCGCCCATTCTGGACTTGACGGCCGCGGCGGTGCCGTCGAACAAGCACTTCTATGAGCCGACGTGGTGGCTGATTGGCGCGCGGCGCATTCACCGCACGCATCTGGTGATCTTCAAGCACGCTGATCCACCGGACGTGATGAAGCCGCTTTATCTTTTCGGCGGAATTCCGCTGCCGCAGATGATCATGGAGCGGGTGTATGCGGCAGAGCGCACTGCGAATGAAGCACCAGCCCTCGCTCTCTCGAAGCGCACGACGGTATGGCGCACCGATTTCAGTCGATTCATGGCGGACATCCAGAAATCAACGCAACAACTCCAGCAATGGATAGCGTTTCGCGATAATTTCGGAGTCAAGATCGGCGACAAGGAGAGTGACGAATTCCAGCAGTTCGACACTCCGCTCGCGGATTTCGATCAACTCATCATGACGCAGTACGGTCTGGTGGCCGCCACTGCCGGCTGCCCAATCACGAAGTTGCTGGGCACCACGCCAGGCGGCTTTGCGGCTACTGGCGAATACGATGAGGCGAGCTACCACGAGCTGCTGGAGTCCGCGCAGGATCGAGACTTCACACCGCTCCTGGAGCGGCACCACGAACTTGTCATGCGCTCGGAGGTAATCCCGAAGTACAGCCAGTACAAGGACACGGAGATCATTGCGAAGTGGAACGAGCTCGATGCGCTCACGCATGTCGAGCACTCGCAGGTGAATTTGAACAAGGCGCAGACGGGCGCCGCGCTCATAGCCTCAGGTGCCCTCACCCGCGAGGACGAGCGGGCGCGCATTGCGAATGACAAGGAGTCCGGCTACCACGGCATAGGCGAAGACCTGGAGCTGGAGCCCATCCCGGACCTGGACGACCCGGAGGCGGCAGCGGAGGCCTCCCGCAGCGGTGGCCGCGCGCCGCTGGCGGCCGTGGAAGCAGAGAGCCGTGAAGCTCAGAAGCCTAAAGAGCCGGAAGCCAAGCCCCGCACCCGCGGCGCCCTTTCAGGCCGTTGACCCCAGGCCGCGCCCGCGGCTTGGAGAGCGGGTGCTGGCGCCG